TTGTAGATAAATTAAAGTTTGTTGGATTTAACGTATCTACATCTTCGTAGTCATAAACAGCCGACATAACTATTGAGTTGTCACCTTCAGAACGTAGATATGTAGCTACATTATAAAATATTTTTCTCTGCTCTGGATCTTGCATATGAAAGAAAGGAGTTTGAAAAATACTAAATATGTTTTCTCCTGCAAAACTGTTGCCTTGTTCTTGTCTATGTACTTTACCATCTGAAGTACCATGCAGTACAAATTCATTCTGACCTATATAACCACTAGCTGCACAAGTAGCTGTAATGCCTAACATTTGACTGTACTCAAACTGCAGACCATTTGGTGTTTGTCTAAATCCACCTATAATACCTTGTGAGTCTGCTGCACCAAAAAAGTATCTAAACTGTGTTTTTTGTCTAATTACTACAGCATTAAGTGTATCAAGATCAATGTCAAATACAATATCTGTAAAAATAGACTGAATATTCTTAGATACTGTTTCTAGATTAACGTCACCAATCTTAGCTGTACCTGAAATAGGACGTAGACCATCTTGAGATAAAAAGAGTAGATCACCACCTATTTCTATAACACTGTCTGTAGCTAAACAACCAAGGTCATCTGTAACAGTTTGCACTGCAAAGTTAGCTAATGCAGTACCTGATAATTTTTTAATATTAGTTGCACCAAATATAAATAGTTCATTTCTAAATGATTTAATTGCAACTATAGGAAAACCTACATTTATTACACCTGCCCCATTAGCTGATGCAAAGTCTGTTTCTGCTAGTGGAGCACTGTGATATAGTTTTGTTGGATGTGCAGGATCACCTGCTAAAAACAAATGGTTTTGAAATATTGCAGAAAACTTTGGGTCAGTTGGTGCATCTGAATGAGTTATCTGCGTATAAGATGATCCATCGTATGTAGCTGCAGGATTTATGCCATCTGTTAATACTATTTTTGGAGTACCAAAATTAAGTCTTGAAAATCTAACTTTAGTTACCCCTACCATTGTAGGTGAACCAGAAGTGGTTATTGCTTGCCAAGCTGAACTAGAGTTGTTCCATTTATGTAAGTAGTTATTACCTGATGATGGTTTTCTACAAGCAAATATACCATCGTTAATTCCATCTGCTACACAAACACCTAGAACACTTCCTGTTCCTGTAACTGTGCCGTAGTTATTAGCAAAGCCATTTATTTTTCTATAGCCACCAGTAACAGCAGGTTCATAGTTAATAAGTGCAGTGGCAGACCCAGGTTGGTTTTCACCCTGAGATAACACATCTCTGCTAGTATTTAGTCCACCTTGACAGAAGACTTTAAAAGAGGCTAGATTTTCGGGCATTACACAATACTACTAATAGTGTTACTAAATGATTTATTTCTCTGTATTACTGTTGACCTAACATCAAGTGGATCATCCATAAGAACTCGTCTCATAGATCTTATACCATTTTCAAAGTTTTGTTGATGTATTGCAGCACTTTGATCGTTAGATCTAAACCTCATCATATACATCATAGCACCATCAATCAGTACATGGTTAAATCTATCAGGTATTACAGATGTATCATTAAAAGCTGTTAAATCAGCAGGAAATGAAAAATATACATACTCTACTACATAACTGTCGTTTGGTACAGGTGTAACACCAAACTTTGCTTCTAGTGTTTGATATACACGTTGTGGTGCTGATATACCAGAACCAGAATCACCTTCATCATCTAAACCACGAAATCTTTGAGTATATTCTTCAAAAGATATTGTAGGGAGAAAGCTAGGTGTATTACCTGCAGATCCTAGTTGTTTTATATAAAAGGTATCCCAGTCTACAGAAGCAAAATCAGCAGGAAAGGCATACTGCCTAGTACCTGCTGTTAATGTCTGTGTATTAGTTGTTTTTAAAAAGGGAAACTCTTGTCCTGTTTGTACTATATTTCTAATGGAGTTATTAATAGCATCTTTAGCTAATGCTTGAACATTACGTACCGTAGTAAAGCCATCACCTGCTGTATCTAATGTAACTTCGTTTAGACGAACAAGAAGCTGATTGACGAGTGTTATGTAAGTTGCCATTAAAAAATCCCTTAGATAAGGTTAAAGGGGCAAGTTGCCCTGCCCCCCTAAGTTAGTTATGCATTGTCACGTGCTACTTCTTGAGCAGTGCCATCATTGCCCTGATCTGTGCAATCCATCATCCATGCCCAAATTCGGATCTTGCCTGTAGTAACAGCACCACCAGACAATGTTGCAATTGTCATGTCGATGTTGTCATCAGCTACAGCCATTAATGGTTGGAATGCTGCAGGGTTTTGACTAACAACTCCTGCTGCAGATGTTCCATCAAATCCATCTACAAAACAATCGGCATCAGCCCCTGTTCCTAGATCTAGAGTTAATGTAGAACCGTCAGAAGCTGTATCAACTTCAATACCTGCGTTAAGGATCATGGTTCCTTTTTTGACAGCAATTACTGGAATAACATCAGAAGCTGCAAGAGCAGAACCTTTGTCAGACAAAGCAGTTGCTAGATTCAAAACAGTTTGAACCATGTAAGGTTTTCTACCTGGGTTAGCATTGGCTCCCCGAGCAGATTGAAGTGTATTATCACCTAAAGCCATAATTCAATCTCCCCTTACGCTGCGTTATATTTAGCAGTTACGATTGCTTCTGGACGAAGAATCTTTCTGCCGTATAGGTGCATACCACGAACAATGTCAGCAAAGCTGTCAGGGTCACGATATGTTTCAGTCTTACTGATCTGCTCTGCAGTTGCTACAGCAGAATCATGTCCAGCAACAATCACACCAAAGTTAGCATTCTGGTTTGCAGAACCTGTTGTACCTGAGCCTGTACCTACTGATGGTAGGTTAGAAGATACATACATTCTGAAGCCATGAAAGTTATTTAGTGCAAGACCATTACGTAGAGCACCTGATTCACCGAAATCAGCATTTAAGAACCTTGAGTCCTCATCAGCCATGATTTCCATAAACACAGGGTCAACTACAAGCCATCTACCTTGTGAATCAACTTGTTGTTGATCTAACAAACGTTTCATACGTGCCACCATCATGGCAGGAGAAACAGTTGCTGTTGGTAGTGCTGTTGCACCTGGTAGACGTGCTGCTACAGGAATTGAATGATCTCCTGCAGAAGACGTTGTGATGTTACCAAATGAAGACTTGATAAGTTTCATTGAAGATAACAACTCGTCTGAACCTGCTGTTGATACAGCTTTTGAACCATTTACTTGGTCATTAACTGTGTCAGCATCAGTATGTAAAGCAGACTGTTTGTAACCTGATAGATAGCCAAGAACTTCTTGGTCATGCTGATCAGCTAAACGGTATGCTGCACGGTTAGTAGCAAGATCCATAAAGTTGACGTGTGAGTGAGCTTCTTCAATATCGTCAATTTTAAAAGCATAGTAGTTTGCTTTATCAACGACTAGAGAGAAATCCTCATCGTCTAGATCTTGTGCATTTACCTGAGTCCCACGAGCATATGCGCTTACTGAGATTTCAGGTTCTTTGATGATCTTCACCGTATCACCTTGGGCAGCAATCTCCCCAAAGTAATCTGAGTTGGTGATGTCACCGACTACTGTACTCTTGCGGAACGCAAGCTGTACTTTTTTGGAGTATATGATACTGGAAAAGTTACCGTTAGGTAAGTTACCGTATCCTCCTGCGGTTGTAAAAGCCATGATAAAATCCTCCTGATATTTGGCTTGAATTAAGCTTAAACATCTAAAAGGGGCTGTACGTTTTCTAGGGTGCAGTTAGTATTAGGTTGCGCTACCGAATACCACTGGGCCTATACTTGTCCAGGTAGTTCTTCTTAGTTTAGACTTTTTATGAATTTGGGTGCGACAAAAGGTAGTCAAAAAGAGGCTTTTGTCAACATACCCATAGTTATACTGCTGAAATTTAGTTTGTCAACAGTTTTTATCTAGCTTTGCCAGATACATCGTAAACAAATTTACCCGAACGGATAGCTTTGTTAATATCGTCAGATCTCTCTTCAAACTCCTTATCGGACATTTTAGCGACTTCTGACTCACGAATTACGTCATTTGCATCTTCTACATCTACTTGTGTCTTAGTGCGTTTAGTTACAGTAGAAGCTGCTGCTTTAGCTTTAGCTTTCTTTGCAGTTTTTGTAAGACCTTTGTCTACTTTATAAAGATCTATAACACGAACTACAGAAGCAGGGTCATCTGAGTTTTCATACAATGCATCTTGTACCCACTTAGGTTGCTCATCAGCCCAGTTATGAAACTCATCTGAAGCACGTAGGTCATCAAAATCTTCATGAACCTTACGTATAGCATTTTCAGCTCTTACTCTTTGAGCTTCAGTTTGTACTTTATCTAACTCTTGTAGTTTAGCATCAGCTTTACTAAACATTTCTTGAGCTTTTCTAGTAGCAATAGTTTCTACCACACCTGCTACATCTGGGTATTCTTTAGCCCATTGTTCTATGTCTTCATCAGACTTAGGTGGTATAATAGAGTCTTTCTTTAAACGTTCTTCAAAGGTTTTGAACTTTTCGTCCCATTCCTTTTCTTTTTCTTGCATATGCCGTCTTAGATCACCATAGCGTTTTTTAAACGATTTTTCTTCAGCAGATAACGTTTCTTCTTCAGTTTCTGTATCGGCCTTTTCTTCTTTGGAAGCTTCTTCTTCTGGTTGCTGTTCTTCGTTAGTTGTTTCTTCTCCACGTTGTTCAGCTTCAAGTTTTCGAATCTCCTCTTCTTCGTCTTCCATTCGCTTACGCTTTTTTTCGTAGTTATAACCTCTATCAACAAATCCTGCTGTTTTTGGTGTTTCTACTTCTGCTAGTTCAGGCATATTTTTCTCCTTTTTATGTTGGGGTCAGCCGAAGCTGAGTAGCCTTATTATTTTTTACCTGCGAGTCCAGACTTTTTAGGTCTGCCTCTTTTCTTTTTTGGTTTTGGTGTAATCATTAGTCCACCTTTGTTGGTTTGTACTGTCTGATACTCTTCTTCTTCCTCTTCTTCAGTATTAGTAGTTTCAGTAACGTTGTTTGTTGAATTTGATGTCCCTGAACCAGATGGTTGTGAAACACCTGCTGCTTCAAATTGTGCATCAATATCGGCAAATATATCATCAGTAATTTTTTCTTCTTCAGCTATTTGTGCTGCAGTTAAACCATCATCAGAAAATGTAGTAACAGTAGTATAAGGTTGACCTGTTGCAGGATTAATTTCATCTCCAGTATATGCAGTAGTTGTAACACCTGGTCCTCCATCATCAGAAGTACCTCCAGGTCCACTTGTTATTGCTTGAGTTTCTTGTTGAGTTTCATAACCAAATTGTACACGTTTTTTAAGCTCTTCATTTCCACCATAATTTTTACCAGACATCAGTCCTGCAGTGTCTAATGCCTGAATAATTAAAGATCCTTTAGCATCGGCAACAGCTTGATTTGCAGCTTTATCTAAATAGGCAGCTAAATCAGGATTAAGTTCAGCATACAAATCAGCTAACCCTCTTACTTTAGCAATATCGTTAGCTTGTTTTAGCTGTATTGGTCCTGAAATTAGTAACCCACCAAGGTTTGCCACTCCCTCTCCACCAAACTCTAATGTCTTATCTGCCCATGCTTTTACACTAGCTTCATCAGTAAAATCAATTCCTTTCATCCAACTAGTAGAGGAACCTTTAGGAGTAGTGCTACCACCACCTCCTCCGCCACCGCCTCCACCGCCTTGGCCTTTTTTGTAAGCTAGCCATTCGGCTTCAGTCATAGGATATTTAGCTAGTTCAGAATCTTGTCCAGGAGCAGGTTGTAAAGCACCCCCAGGCATTTGAACATATTTAATTTGAGTAGTTTCTCCATTGGTATTATAATGTGTTTTAAATACGGTAACTTCAGCTCCTTGATTAGGATTGTTCTGTTGAGCTGCAGCTATATTTGCTTGCTGAGAAGATGTACCTTGAAACATAGGTGTATTCATTCTAGCTGTTCCAGGAGTCCAACTAGATGTAAAATTTGGTGGTCCACCTGCATTAGTAGTTCCCTGACTAAATGATTGCACAGGTTGATTAAACCCAGGAGTTTGATTACCCATAGCTTGTGGGGCTTCTTGTTTTTCAGGCTCAAGCATAGCTCCAGTATTTGCCATTACTGGTTGTTGCATATTACGTGCAACATCTTGCTGAGTCATAGGGGTTCCACCTATTCTACCATTTTGCTCCATAGTTTGCAAGCCTTGCTTTGCTTGACCACGAAGGTTTTCAAAAAAGTTTACACCATAATAACGAAGAACGTCTGCAGGAACAACATATTCACCATCCGACAACATAGCAGGAATATTATCTCTAACTTCATTTGCCATAGATCCAGGAGGTATCTCATTACCTGATACTGGATCTTTTGTCATGCCATCATCTTTG